CACGGGTTCGCACTGGGTTCGCACTGCTCAAAAGTATGGTGAGAACCCACCTAAAACTGTTAACCCATTGTTCGGGCGTAATAAAATCGTGTATCATTGTGATGGGTTCGCGGGGTTCGCACCAAATCCCAATAGTTTTCAGTTCAAAAAGTTTCAAAACCTCCAGCTACTCCCTATAGTGAGAACCCAAGAAACATTTTGACATCGGGCCGTGCTGCGTCTACCTTGATTCGTGAGGCATGATGCTTCGATTAGTAGAGAGGAAGATAGAAGATGAAACTCCAAGATATTTTTAACAAGGCATCGGCGCATTTATCCGCGATGGATGGACCGTGCATGGATGGTTCTTCGTGCGCTTACCGCGATGGTAAGGGCGGCATGTGCGCTGTTGGTGTGTTCATTACTGATGAGCATTACACTTCAGCGATTGAGAATGTAGGCATTGCTGATGGTAGCAAGGGTTCTTTGGTTCGTCAGGTTGTTGCTCGGTCCATGGGTCTGGATGCATTAACCAATGAGCAAGTCAGGTTGTTCTCTGCCTTACAGGATGCCCATGACGAGTGGGACAGCGAAGCCGGTGCAGAATATGAAGATCACTCTGAGTTCATGGAGAGTAGTTTAGAGAACATCCGCAACCGTTTTGATTTGGAGTGCTTGTCATGAATTTGGAATTGAAATCGATCAAGTACACTGCATGGATGTCTGAGGAGACATTGTGCTTTACTGCCAATCTTTGGGTAGATGGCAAGGTCTTTGCTGAGGTTAGCAACGATGGTCGTGGTGGATGTCACCGTATTTACATGCATGACAAGTCTGAGTTTGGGAAGGCTGGCAAGCGGACATCTTTTTACCGTGTGTTCAAGGAGGTTAAGGCTCATTGTGAGGCGATGCCTAATCTTGAGCCGTGTGAATTGTTTGATGATGGTTTGCCCATGGATTTAGAACTGTGGTGCAACATGGAAGTTGAGGCATTTTTGGCGCGGCGTGATTTGAAGCGCAAGTTGAAGAGCCATGTGTTGTTTCAGATGCAAGGCAAGGACGGCATTTACCAGAGCAAGTACCACCCTACCGTGACGGACGGCACATGGAAGAATGGCCGGCGTATTTTGAACGACATGTCTGAAGCGGCGGCTCTTTCTATCTGGAGAGCGAACTGATGCCTCGTTATAGAATTATTTTAGAAGCAACGAACACCTTTTTTATTGAGGCCGGCACTGAAGAGGAAGCAGAGGAGATGGCACTTTCGCTTGGGGTTTTTGAAACCTTAGACGGGGCGGACATTGACGTTGCTCAGATAGACGAGGTGTTAGATGCCTAGGTTTGATTTCACACCTCAAGACCCTCGCAATATGGCGGGGGTTCGTGCTTTGTTGGTTGCTGTATACGAGCGGTGGATTAATGAGAACGGCTTTGCTGATTATATTGGCGATGCCATGGATTTGGCTTTGGAAGATTCGGCCACCCTGTCTCATTCTCAGCGCAATTTCTTGAATGCATACATTAAATTATGGGAGGCTATGGACGATGGCGATTATTAAATCGGAACAATACGTTGAGTTGTATTCTGAATTGGCAGAGTTAATGATGACGTACCTTAATGCTGCCGCTACGATTGAGGAAGATCTGCTGATTTATCAGGAAGAAAACGGAGACCTTCGTTACACTAAGTTAGGTCAGCAACAGTTTGAAGACTGCGTTTCGGATGTTGAGGCTGTTTTAGCGGCGAACAATATCATCAAGGGCTCGACATGAGTGCGTATTACAATGAGATCGATCCCTTTGCGGCTGATTGGTTGCGTAATTTAATTAAGGCGGGACACATCGCGGACGGTGTGGTTGACGAGAGGAGCATAAGCGATGTCAGACCAGAGGAACTTTTTGAATTTACTCAGTGCCACTTCTTCGCGGGTGTTGGCGTCTGGAGCCACGCACTCAGGGGCGCGGGATGGGACGATGATAGACCGGTCTGGACGGGTTCCTGTCCGTGCCAGCCTTTCAGCGGGGCAGGCAAGAGAGCGGGGATTGCTGACAAGCGGCACTTATTCCCAGACTGGTTCCACCTCATCCGCGAGTGCCGCCCTTCAACGATCTTTGGAGAACAGGTTGCGAGTAAAGACGGCCTTGGTTGGCTCGACCTTGTACAAGCTGACATGGAAGGAGAGGGCTACGCCTTTGCACCGTTCGATCTCTGTGCTGCGGGGTTCGGTGCGCCGCACATCAGGCAACGTTTATGGTTCGTGGCCCACTCCGACCACGCGGGATCACAAGGGCGGATATCAGGGTGGCCGCATTCGGAACGGCAAGATCAGCACGGACACATTGGATGTGACGGCACAGTTAGCGGGATGGACAACACCATCGGCATCGGACGGGACGCGGGGCGGCACGGGGATCACGGCGGGGATGTCGGGATCGAGTTTGACGCAACTTTCGAAGATGGTTCAGGCTCAAAGACTAACGGCGTCTGGGGAGATGTTGATTGGCTCTTCTGCAAAGATGCCAAGTGGAGGCCAGTTGAACCCAGCACTTTCCCGCTGGCTAATGGGATTGCCGGCCGCGTGGGACGATGCCGCGCCTATGGGAACGCGATTGTCTCGGAAGTCGCGCAAGGATTAATCAGTAGTTTTATAGAAGGAGAGAGAGAATGACTGACGAACATGAATGGCGTGAGTACAGGAAACGCATGAACACTTTAAACAACGCGGCGTATGCCGCTGTTGGATTGTGCCCACATAAGTATCCGCACCCTACCTTTAAGGCACTGGTTAAGATTGCTCATGAGATCGACGCTCTAATTGATGATGAGACATGGGGCAGGGATAACATGCCGCCGGCTGAGTGGGCCGCTGCGGGTGGATTGAAAGCATTTTGTAAGGAGGAAGAGAATGATCAAACCCAATCGTAACCACCGAAGAGCGGCGGCGAAGGGGATTAAATCACCTAGAGCGACTTGTAAAATAACTCCTCGCGCCTTCAGAATGGGTAGAGGAGGGGGGACACAAAGACACCAAGACACCACTTTATTTCAACAAAAGAAAGAAGGAGAGAAGTAATGGGATTAGATGCATATTTAATTGCGGAGCGTAACAACACTACGCTGAGTAAGGTTAAGGACAATTTCATCCCGATGGAGCGGCCAACGGAGGCCGTTCATGTTCGGAGTGAACACGGTGTGGTGTCACGCGCAGAGGTATGTTGGCCTATCAAGACTGTTCGGTTGGAGGTTCAGTACTGGCGCAAGCATTGGGATTTGCATGAGCATATCAACAGTACATACGCATCGCCTGACGAGTACAACAACAACCCTATGAGGGTTGATTTATCTCCGGAGATGTTGCGGGATCTTGCGTCCAAGATCCGTGGGGATCTAACGGAGGACGCAGACCCTAGATATCGTCACCATACAGACAGGGAGGAGTACGCTAAGAAGTTTGATTTAGCTGCGGATTGGATTTTGTTCGATCCGTGGGACAGGAATGTTTATTATCGGGGGGATTTTTGATGATTGATTGTCCGGAGTGCGTTCACACTGGTCATAAGGGTCAGGTCGAGCGGGAGAAGTTTGAATGTTTCGGCGGTATTTTTGAGCCGGTAGGCTACTGGATTCCGTGTAATAATTGCGATGGTTCTGGGGAAATTGAATATGGTGGCGGTGACCAAGAATAATAAAACCAATCCGACCGTTGACGAAGAGCAACACCGAAAACAAACAATGAGAAACAAGCAGTCATGCTCCATGCGCTACCGACGAGAGGTTAAGGTTAGCTTGGCGCGTGACCCTTGGGAAGAGAAGGAGGAAGAATGAGTACGCATAGCGTAAAGGCAAAGTCTCGACATCCAGAGGCTTTGAGAGAACAATTCAAGGTCGCACATCTGACGTTTGAATTAAGCGACACTACGTTTGCATTGATTGCGGGAGAGGCTGTCTTGGTTAAGGACCGCCGACCGTTGTTTACTGGTGTTATAACCAAGGGCATTGCCACTGAGTTGCGTAGGTTGGCCCATCATTTTGACGAGAGGGAAGACAAACTGTGACTGTATTAGAAAAGATGAAAGCATTAGCAAAGATTGAGAACAAACGGATGTTGGAACAGTACGGATACCGAGGTCCAAACTATGGCATAAAGCAAGAGGCTGTTGAGGGCCGCACTGGTCGGTATTCCGCCAAGCAGGGCCGGCCAATCATCCGCAGTTCTCAAGTAATTATGGACATGACCAAAGATGGGAAGGA